CACCGGCCGAAGTCCGCGCGATCGGCGTCGAGGCCCTGATCGCCATGGTGCGTGATCTCCGCACCGACGCGCACAATCGGCGCGAGGCGGCAACGTCCCTCATCTACTACACGGAGCCCTACGCTCCGCTCTAGCGTATGCCGAACATAAAAATACCGCACCTCTGGACGCCTTGGGCCCACCAGAGGGCAGCTTGGGACTATCTCGAAGGCGGCGGCAAACACGCCGTGACAGTCTGGCACCGGCGATCCGGCAAAGATCAGTTGGCGCTGAACTTCACGGCGTGGGCCGCGCACCAGCGCAAAGGCGTCTACTGGCACATGATGCCGGAGGCCGAACAGGCGCGAAAGGCCGTATGGAACGGTATCGACATCCAGGGCCGGCGGATCATCGACCAGGTGTTCCCGCCCGAGCTTCGCAAGTCGATCGACAAGCAGACCATGATGATCGAGTTGAAGTGCGGCTCGATTTGGCAGCTTGCCGGCTCCGACAACTACAACTCGCTGGTCGGCTCGAACCCTGTCGGTGTCGTCTATTCCGAGTATTCGATCTCCGATCCGGCTGCGCGTTCCTTCCTGCGGCCGATCCTCCGCGCTAACGGCGGCTGGGAGATTTACAACTTCACGCCCCGCGGCAAGAACCACGCCTATGATTTGTATCAGATGGCGAAGAACAACAAGGATTGGTTCGCGGAGCTTCTGACGATCGAAAATACTGGTCTTCTCACGGCCGCGGACATGGAAGAAGAACGCCGCGCCGGCTACGACGAGGACTATATCAAACAGGAGTATTACTGCTCCTTCGATGCCGCGATGCGTGGCGCCTATTACGGCGACTTGTTCGAGGCAATCGAGCGCGAAGGTCGTCTCCGTCGCGTCGTGTACGACCCGGCAGTTCCCGTCGAGACTTGGTGGGACCTCGGTATCGGCGACGCCACCGCGATCTGGTTCATCCAGCGCATCGGGCAGGAATATCATGCGATCGATTACCTTGAGGCGTCTGGTGAGGGCTTGGAGTTTTATGCTCGCGCTCTCTTCAACAAACCCTACGCCTACTCGCGCCACGTTGGACCGCACGACCTTACCGTTCGTGAGCTGGGTACCGGCAAAAGCCGCCTAGAAATGCTCGCAGCCCTCGGGCTGCGCATGGAGATCGCGCCGAAGCTCCGCGTCGAGGACGGCATTATGGCCGTCCGGCAGATGCTGCCGAAGTTCTTCTTCGACAATGAGAACTGCGCACTCGGCGTCAAGGCGATGAGCCAGTACCGCAAGGTCTTCAACGAGAAGACCAAGATGTTCGAAGACCGGCCGCTCCACGACTGGACCAGCCACGGCGCCGACGCCTTCCGCACCGGTGCCCAAGCCGAAAATATGCGAGCAAAAACGGGCTTCTCGCGGCCCCTTGAGTACAAGAAGCTGAGAGCCGCCTGATGGCGAAGCCCCAAAAGCCGAAAATCGACGAGCTTAAGCTCAAATCGATCCTCCAGTCGGAGCGATCGGCAGCGCTGGGCTCCTCCACGTCTAGCGACCTGTCCGCGCAGCGCATCCAGGCCCTGGATTACTACCTGGGCGACATGAACGCGGATATGCCGGCCGAAGAGGGGCTAAGCGCCGCGGTTTCGACCGACGTACAGGACGTGGTCGAGGGTGTTCTGCCCATCATCCTCGACGTGTTCGTCTCGGGCGACAAGGTCGTCGAGTTCAAGCCGAACAGCGCCGCCGACGAGGCCGCCGCGCGGCAAGAGACCGACTTCATCAACGACGTTTTTTACGAGCAGAACCCCGGCTTTCTGACGCTCTACACGGCGATCAAGGACGCGCTGCTCCAGAAGAACGGCTTCGTGAAATGGTGGATGGAGGCCGAGGAGAGCCGGACCCGTGAGCGCTATAACGGCCTCACCGCGGACGCCTTCGCGATGCTCCAGAAGGATACCGAAGTCGAGATCACGTATTCCGAGCAGTACGACGACATCGACCCGGCCACCTCCCAGCCCGCGACCTATTTCAACGCCATCGCCGATCGCGTGAAGACCAAGAAGCGGCCGAAGGTCATGGCCGTGCCGCCCGAGGAAATGCTGATCTCGAAGGCGGCGCGCACGATCCAGGACGCGACCTATCTCGCGCACGTCCGCAATCGGCCGATGGCCGACGTGATCGCCGACTTTCCGAACAAGGCCGAGCAGATCAAGCAGGCCGGTTCCGCGTCCCCCGGGACGGATAATTGGGAGGCCGGCAACCGCCAGACCGTCCAAGACACCGATTTCTTCGACGACGAGGGCGCCGAACGCGCCACGCTCATGCGGCAGATCGAGGTGGTCGAGCACTACATCCGCGCGGCGCTCGAAGGCGACAACGTCTCGCGCCGCTACCGCATTACCACGGTCGGTAGCCAGATCGAAGTCCTCGATATCGAGGAGATCACCTCCTGGCCGTTCGCCTCGGCCACGCCGATTATCATGCCGCATCGCCTCATCGGCCGGTCGCTCGCCGATCTGACGATCGACGTGCAGCAGATCAAAACCTCGCTGCTCCGCGCGACCCTGAATAACGCCTACTTCGCGAACAATCAGCGCGTCGAGGTGTCGGAGACGCACGCGAGCGAGAACACGATCGACGATCTGCTCAACAACCGGGTCGGCGGCATCGTCCGCACCCGGATGCCTGGCGGCCTGAACCAGCTCGAAACACAGCCGATCGGTCATTGGGTCATGCCGGCGATCGAGTACATGGACACCGTTCGCGAGAACCGCACCGGCGTCTCGAAGTACAACCAGGGCCTAGACGCCGACAGCCTGAACCACACCGCCACCGGCATCACGCGCATCATGGACGCCGCCGAAATGCGGGTAAAGCTGATGGCGCGTATCTTCGCCGAGACGCTGTTCGTGGACATGTTTCGCGGGCTCCATCAGATGATCCAGGAGTTCGGCGAGGAGCAGCTAGAAGCAAAGCTGGGCGACGATTGGGTGACGGTCAACCCCCGCGAGTGGGCGACCCGCGAGCACATGAAAGTAGGCATCCCACTCGGCGGCGCCTCGAAGCAGCAGCTTATTGCCTTCTTCGCCCAGATGCTGTCGATCCAGAAGGAAGCGCTCCAGATACAGGGCGGCCCGAACGGACCTCTGGTCTCGTTCCAGAATATCCGCAACGCCCTCGACCAGATGGTGCGGCTTGCGGGCCTTCAGAGCGCCGATCCGTTCTTCATGCAGCCCCCGCCGCCGGACCCGAAGGGCAACCCGCCGCCGCAGGACCCAAAGATGGTCGAGGCGCAGGCGAAGGCCCAGGCTACCCAGGCCGGCCAGCAGGCCGACCAGCAGCTTCAGACGCAGAAACTGGCGTTCGAGCAGCAGCTCCAGACGCAGAAGCTCCAGTTCGACCGCGAGCGTGAACAGGACCAATTCGCCCACAAGATGGCGCTCGACCGGATGAAGTTCGAGCACGAAATGCAGATGGCCCAGCTCAAAGCCGGCCTCGAAATGCACATCCAGGCGGCGCAGGCCAAGAACGACATGCAGATCAACCGCGACCAGGCCGACCTCGATGCCGAGCTGGCCCGCAAAACCGCCAATCAGCAGCCCCAGGCGAGTGTATGACCGACGAAGACAGGCTTGAGAAACAGCACCGGGATGGCTTCGAGGCCGCCCGGGAGCTGAAGCAGACCGAAGAGGCGTTCAAGGCGCTCCGGGAGGGCTACGTCCAAGCCTGGCAGAACAGCGACCCGCGCGACACCGCCGGCCGCGAGAAAATCTGGGTCGCCATGACGATCCTGTCGAAAGTTGAAGGGCAGCTCAGAACCACGGTCACGAATGGCCGGGTTGCCCAAGCCGAGATCGAGGCCCTGCGCCGAGCCGGCGAGCCGAAGAAGCGCTTCGGCATCATCTGAGATCGTTTAAACAGCCCAAGAAGACGAAATGCCCGATTTTGATATCGACGCCGCAGTAGCCCTGATGGGCACGGCGCCCGCCACACCAGGCACCTCCGAGTGGGTTCCCGACGCCGACGCGGCGCCCGCGGAACTGCCCCCAGAACAGACCGCCGCGCAGCAGTCGGCAGCCGACGACCAGCAGGTTGAACCCGGCGCCGACGATACGCAGGCAGACGACAACAGCGGCGACAACGCCGCAGACGATACCCCTCCCGCAGAGGGGGAAGACGACGCAGGACAGGACGACCCGGGCGCGCTCCCGATCATCGACCCCCCGCCGTCGTGGACAGCCGAGGAGAAGGAAGTCTTCAAGTCCCTGCCTCGCGCCGCACAGGAAGCTGTTGCGCGCCGCGAACGGGACCGGACAGCCGAACTTCGCCGGTTGCAAGACACCACCGCCGAAAATCGGAAGGCAGTGGACGCGGAAACGACCCGATTGAAGGGGCTCGCCGACCAGATCGACAGTGTGGTCAATAGCCACGTTGCGGACCTGGCCCGTGATTTCCCAGAGATCAGAACCGAGGCGGATGTCGTTGCGCTCGCGCAGACTGATCCGAACCGCTTCGCCGTCTTCCAAGCCCGTGTGGCGGCCGTTGGTGCCGCGCAGCAGGCCAAAGCGAATGCCCAGCAGGCGCTTCAGGCCAAGGCACAGGAAGCGCAGACCGAAGCTCTCAAACAGGCCCACACGGCGCTCATCGAGGCATTCCCTGCCTGGAAGGACCCCGCCGTCGCCCAGCGAGAACTGAAGGCCCTGCAAGACTACGCGATCAGCCAAGGCGTCCCCGAGCAGGCGGCCAGGAACGCGATTGATCCGTTCGTCTACAAGTTCGCCGAGAAGGCGATGAAATACGATCAGGCCCAGGCGGCGCTCGCCGCCGCCCGCGATCGTCAGCCCCCGAAGGTCGTGCAGAAACCGGGCACCGGCGCAGCGACCAAGGCCGAGCTGAAGGGCCAGAGCCGCCAGCAAGCCATGTCCCGGCTGGAAAGGTCGGGCGACATCGACGACGCCTTGTCGCTGATGTTCAGTTAACCCCCAGAAAAATAAGAAGATTGGGAGCGCAAGATGACCGTTTCAGGCGTCTTTACTACGACCAGCGCGGTGGGTATCCGCGAAGACCTTGAGGATGTGATCTATCGCATCGACCCGACCGAAGTGCCGTTTTTCTCGGCGATCGGCAAGGGCAAGGCCGACAACAAGTATCACGAGTGGCAGACCGATAACCTGGCCGCCGCCAGCGGCAGCAACGCCGCGCTCGAAGGCGCGGACGCGGCCGAGGCTGTGACCATCCCGACCGCCCGGCTGGGCAACCGCACGCAGATCATGACCAAGACCGCGAAGGTCTCCGGCTCGCTGAATGCGGTCAACACCGCCGGCCGTAAGAACGAGCTGGCTCTCCAGGTGCTCAAGAAGGGCCTGGAAATGCGTCGCGACATGGAAGCCAACCTGACCCAGAATGGCGCGTCGCAGATCGACAACGGCACCGTCCCGGGCCTGTCGGCGGGTATTGAGAGCTTCCTGAAGACCAACGTGTCGCGCGGCACCAGCGGCGCCAACGGCGGCTTCAGCGGCGGTATCGTCGCGGCGCCGACCGATGGCACCCAGCGTGCCTTCACCGAGACGCTGCTCAAGACCGTAATCGCGAGCTGCTACACCAACGGCGGCCGGCCGAGCATCCTATCCCTCGGCGTAAGCCAGAAGCAGGTGTTCTCCAGCTTCACGGGTATCGCGCTGAACCGGCGCGAGGCCAAGGGCAAGGCCCAGGCGATCATCACCGGCGCCGCGGACGTGTATGTCTCGGACTTCGGTGAGCTGTCGGTCGTGCCGGATATCTTCCAGCGCAACCGTTCGGCCCTCCTGCTCTCGCCGAAGTTCGCCAAGGTCGCCTACCTGCGCTCTATGCGCAATTGGGCGCTGGCGAAGACCGGCGATGCCGAGAAGCGCCAGCTCCTGGTCGAATACACCCTCGTGTGCGCCAATGAGGCCGCCCACGGCGTGGTCGCCGACCTGACCTAATAGGTCAAGACCCGCGCGGGCTGGCGCGGGGCAGCCGGTGAAAGCCCGGCACACCTTTCCCTTCCAAACGAGAAGAACGATGCGACACATCGCAGACCAGTTGCGCCCGATCGACGGCGATTACGACAAGGCCGCCACCAAGCGCGCCACCGTGATCGCCGACGCGGCGTTTTTCGCCGATGGCTACCGCGTGGGCTACCGCGACGACGTGATCGACGTGACCCCAGAAGACCTCGCGGCGCTTGAGGCCGCCGGGCACGTCGCCGAGATCGAGCCCGAGCAGAAGAAATGAGCTGGCAGACGCTCCTAACGTCCCCCGGCGGCCGGGTAACAGAGGCCAAGATCGAGGGTGACGACATCACGATCCGCACTCAGCAGAACGTCGATGCGATCCTCGACCACAACCATGACCTCCGCAGCCTCGACGATCGCGGCTGGGTCATGGGCAAGGATATGCGGCGCGTCGCCTCGATCCCGATGGCCGTGGTCTACAAATGGCTCGTCGAGGACGGTATCGACGTGTTCTCTGGCGAGGACCAGGACCGCGTCGCCAAGAAACTCAATGACCCCGATTACGCCTATCTTCGGACGGCCCCCGGGCGTCTAGGCCCGGTGGGTGATGGCACTTATCGTTGATTACGCGACGCTGAAGGACGCCGTCAGCGAATGGCTGTGGCGCGAGGGCGACGACGCTCTCGCCGGCCGCGCTGACGCCTTCATCGACTTCTTCGAGCGCCGGTTCGCGCGCAAGCAGCGCACCCTGGACATGCAGAAGGGCTTCACGGCCACGATCAACGACGCCGTCTGTGATCTGCCGCCTGGCTACCAGGAAATGATCCTTTGCAAGATCACCGGGCAGACCAGCGGTGCCTCTGACCAGGTGCTCGACTATGTCAGCGTTCCGGTCGCCGCGAAGCTCGACGCCGCCCCCTATACTGGCTGTGCCAAGTGGTACACGGTGAAGGCCGGTAAGCTGTTCATCGCCCCGCAATCACTCGCACCGATCGGCGCTACGCTGGAGATCGACTGCTACGCCTTCGACCAGCTCGCCACCGCGGTCGACGGGATCAACTGGCTCCT